GGAAGCGGGGGAGATGCCGAGTTCTGGCAGCGGGGGGAATCCCCGGGTGGAAATGGGAAGGTGGCCGGGCACTGCAGCGCGGGTTGCCACGCTGATCGCAAGGCCGGAGCGGGCGATGGCAAGCAGGCCGGCGAGCCCGTTGCTGGCATGAGACACGCGATAGGGACGGGAACTTGCGTCCAGCGCGCAGCGTGCCTCGATATGGTCGATGGACCCAGGTGCGGAGAGTGCAATCGGCAACGTCGGCTCTTCCAGCAAGGTCGGTGCGTCGGTCGACGCGATCCAGACCAGCGGTTCGTGGCGGATGACCTCGATCGGGCCTGCCGAGCCCGGCTGCGACACGAGCGCCAGGTCGATGCGGCGGCGTTGCAGAAGCGGCCTCAGTTCGATGGTAGGAGCGCTGATCACCTCGATCTCGACACCTGGGTGCACGGCGCCATAGCGCCTAAGCAGATCGGGAAAGAAGGCGGTCAGGTAATCCTCGGGGCAGCCGAAGACGATGGAGCCGCGGAGGCCGTCCTGCCTGATCGATGCGAGAGTTTCGTCATGGGCAGCAAGGACGCGTTCGGCTCCCGGAAAGAACCGCTCACCCGCCACTGTAAGGGCCACGCCGGACCCGGTGCGGTGAAAAAGCTCCGCGCCCACAAGGGCCTCCAACCGCTTGATCTGCAGGCTGACCGCCGATTGCGTGCGCCCAATGCGCAAGGCGGCTGCGCGCATGGAGCCGGACCGGGACACGGTGACGAAACTGCGCAAGAGGGCGATGTCGAGATCGGGCAGATTTTGTTGCAGAAAGGCCGCCTGAGGCGTGAGTGTCCCTTTCCCGTTCGGGTTCAGGCCACGCGGACCACCTCGGCGGTGCCGAGCGCGTTGAAGCGATTGATAAGGGCGACACGGATGTGGATTTCGGCGGTCTGGCGGTCTGGGTCTCTCGCGGCGATGCGCTCGCCGAAGGCCTTCAGGCATCGCATCTTGGCCTCCACGCGGCTTCGGGCGTGGTATCCGGTCCACCGCTTCCAAAACGCCCGACCGTAGTGACGCGTGGCGCGCAGGGTTTCGTTGCGTGCCTTGGCAGCCGGACAGTCCTCCTTCCAAGCCCGACCGTTCCTTCGGATGGGTATGATTGCCGTGCCACCGCGTGCGATGACGGCGCCGTGGCAGCGGCGGGTGTCGTAGGCGCCGTCCGCGGTCACGGTGCCGATGTCTTCGTCTTCGGGGATCTGGCCCAACAGGTCCGGCAGGACGGGGCTGTCGCCTTCCCGGCTGTGGGTGAACTCGACGGCCAGGATATCCGAGGTGGCGGTGTCCATCGCCAGATGCACCTTGCGCCATTGGCGGCGACCCTGAATGCCATGCTTCCGGGCCTGCCACTCGCCATCGCCGAGGAACTTGATGCCGGTGCTATCAACCAGCAGGTTCAGTGGCCCGCCAGCACGGCGATAGGGGATCTGAACCTTCAAGGTCTTCTGCCTACGGCACAGGGTCGAGTAGTCCGGAACGGGCCAGTCCAGCCCCGCGAGTCGCAGCAGACTGGCGACCATCCCGGCAGTCTGTCTGAGCGGCAACTTGAACAGAACCTTGATCGATAGGCAGAACTGTATCGCGGCATTCGAAAAGACCGGGGGGCGCCCCGGGCGTCCCTCATGCGGCGCGTGCCAGGTCATCTCCTTGTCCAGCCAGATCAGCAGCGACCCGCGCTTCCTGAGCGCATCGTTGTAGGTGGACCAGTTCGTCGTGCGGTAGCGGGCGGGCTTGGGCTTGCTCATGCTGCTCGTCTAAGCGCATGAATTCCCGATGTGAATCCTTTACGGCTAGAGTTCTGCAACAACGCCCAAGAGACCACTCCTGCCTCTTTTCGGAGGTGTTCCTGAACTCCTTCAAGAACAAGAGGGACACATGCCTCCACAAGTTGACCCTCGGCTTGGTCAAGTTTCTTTTTGAGTTCGGGAGATTTCCTTCGAGTGGCTTTCTTTGCCCCCGGAAAGCTAGCTTCAAGCCATGCCGAGAATTGATCGTAGTACGCCTCTGCAGCGTCGAAAATAGATAAGATGATTTTACTTGCAGTCTCGCTAACTTCCGGCATTGAATTCTCATTCGGCTTCTGTGGCCGCGCCGAGAAAGTGCTGGTTGCACGAATTGACTGGTTCTTTAGCTCCCGCCGGTAATTGTCCAACAATCGTAGCGATGGCCGATTGTGATTGATTTTTGTCATGGCAGTTAGAGCATCCAGAATACCTTCACTACAAACTCACACCAATCTTACCGCGATGACAATCAAAGAAACCATCCTCACCGCGCTGCATGCGCGGCTTTCGGCGCTGCCCGCCACCGCCCTGCGCGGTGAGGTGCTGCCCGAGCGCGTTCCGACCGACGGGCTGCTGATCCTGCGCGACGGCGAGCCGGGGGAGCCGGAGGTGACGCTGTCGCCTCTACGCTACCACTACCAGCACCGTGCCGAGTTCGAGGCGGTTGTGCAGGGTGAGGCCTGTGACGCCGCTTTCGATGAATTGACCGCCAGCATCGGCGCGGCGATTGCCGCCGACCGCACTCTGGGCGGGCTCTGCGACTGGGTCGAGGCGGAAGCGCCGAGGCCAGTCGATCTGCCCATCGAGGGCGCGGCCAGCCTGAAGGCTGCCCTCATCCCGGTGGTGCTGCACTATTCCACGGCCGATCCGCTCGGCTGACCCCGACAATCCGAGGAGAACATGATGGCACGAGCCCAAGGGGCGCGGGCGCAGATGGCGCTAGCGTTCGAAACGACCTATGGAACGCCCCCCGTGGGCGGCTTCACGAAGATGCCCTTCGCCAGCACCTCGCTGGGGGCGGAACAACCACTTCTCAATTCCGAATTGCTGGGTTATGGCCGCGATCCGCTGGCACCGATCAAGGACGCGGTGACGGCCGATGGCGATGTCGTCGTACCGCTTGACGCCGAGGCCTTCGGGTTCTGGCTGAAGGCGGTTTTTGGTGATCCAACGACGACCGGCACCGGCCCCTGGACGCACGAGTTTCAGTCGGGTTCTTGGACACTGCCCAGCATGTCCATCGAGACAGGCATGCCCGAGGTGCCGCGTTACGCGATGTATTCCGGCTGCGTGCTCGACCAGATCAATTGGCAGATGCAGCGCTCGGGGCTCCTGACCGCGACGGCGCGGCTGGTCGCGCAGGGCGAGACGGTTGGAACGACGACCAGTGCAGGCACGCCTGCCGCTCTTGAATTGCAGCGCTTTGGCCATTTCAACGGAGCAATCACCCGCAACGGCTCCGCCCTCGGCAACGTCGTTTCGGCCGACATCACATATGCCAACAACCTCGACCGCATCGAAACTATCCGTTCGGACGGTCGCATCGACGGCGCGGACCCGTCCATTGCGGCTCTGACCGGCTCCATCGAAGTGCGGTTCGCCGATCAGACACTGGTGACACAGGCGATCAATGGCGATCCCTGCGAGCTCGAGTTCGCCTACGTGCTGCCCTCGGGCGAAAGCTTCACCTTCACTGTGCACGCTGTCTACCTGCCGCGCCCGCGCATCGAGATTTCCGGGCCGCAGGGCGTGCAGGCGACCTTCGACTGGCAGGCCGCGCGCGACAGCACCGTCGGCCGGATGTGCACGGCGACCCTGATCAACGACATAGAGGTGTATTGACGATGCTGACGCTCGACCTGACGAATGAACCGCGCTGGCACGACCTTGCGTCTGGCGTCCGGGTGCAGCTGCGCCCGCTGACCACCGCGCTGATGGTGGCGACGCGCAGCGATCCGGCTGTCGAGGCGGTTCCCGAGGAGGCTTCCGACGAGGAACGCGCCGTGGCCTTCGCGAAGGCTCTGGCCCGGCGGGCGGTGCTCGCCTGGGAAGGCGTGGGCGATGCCCACGGCAAGCCCATCGACCCGAGCCCCGAGGCCATCGACGCGCTGCTCGATGTCTGGCCGATCTTCGAAGCCTTCCAACTGACCTACGTCTCCAAGGGCCTGCTGCTGGAACGGGAAAAAAATGTCTCCGCGCTCTCGCCGAATGGTCCTTCGGCGGGGGTGAGCGATACTGCCAAGCCTGCACGCAAGCCTGCCAGGACTGCCCGGCGCGGCTGAACCGGCCCCTGACGCATGAAGGCTGGCAGGTCTGGGACCTTGTCGGCCGTCTCGGTGGCCAGCTGCGCGTGCTGCCCGGCGCGGTGATCGGCTGGGACATGTCGGCGGCGCTGGCGCTCGGAGACGCCCTCGGCGTGCCGCCGCTCGCAATGGCCGAACTGCTGCCGGTCATCGAAGCGGTGATGGTGGCCAAACTCAACGAACAGATGGAACGCCCCAATGGCTGAAAAACGCGTCAGCGTCCGGCTCGCCGCGGTCGGCGGCCGACAGGTCCGCGCCGAGCTGGAAGGCGTCGGCGAGGCTGGTGCCAGAGGCTTTAGTCGGTTGAGCCGCGAGATGGAGGCGGCCAATGCCCGGCTCGCCGGTTTCGCGCGCCGAGTTCGCGTGGCGGCAGCCGCGGCCGTCACCGCAGCCACGGCCGCCGGTGTCGCCATGGTGCGGTCCGGTCTGCAAACCGTCGATGCGCAGGCGAAGCTGGCGCAGTCGCTCGGCACCACCGTCGCCTCGATCCAGACCCTCGAGCGCGCAGGCGAGCTGGCGGGCGTGTCGATGTCCGGCATCGAGCAGGCGACGAAGGATCTGACACGACGGCTCAGCCAGGCGGCCGCCGGGACTGGGCCCGCTGCCGACGCTCTGGACCGGCTGGGGCTTTCGGCTGCCGATCTGATTTCCCTGCCGCTGGATCAGCGGGTCGGCGCGATCAATGCGGCCATAAAGGAGTTCGTGCCCGCCGCTGAACGTGCGGCTGTCGCGGGACAACTTTTCGGTGAGGAAGGCTCCATCGCCATGTCGCGGATCGACACCGCGACGCTGCGCCAGGCGACCGAGGACGTGCGCGCCTTCGGCGTTGTCGTTTCGGAGCAGGACGCCGACCAGATCGAGCGGACGAACGACGCCATCTCCCGCCTTGGCCTGATCTGGCGCGGTCTGTCGAACCAGCTTGCCGTTGCCGCGGCTCCCGCGCTGGAAGCCGTGGCAGATGCCATGGCGGCGGTCGCCAGTCGCACCGGGCCGCTTGGCATCGCGATCCGCGGCCTCTTCGACAACATCGGCCGCCTGACCACCTATGCCACGACCTTCGCGGCGTTCCTCGCGGGCCGCTGGGTCGCCGGCATGGCCGCCGCGGCGCTCTCTGTCCGTGGACTCGCCACGGCGCTGGTCCTGCTGCGCGGCGCGCTGATCCGCACCGGCATCGGGGCATTGATCGTCGGAGCAGGTGAGCTCGTCTACCAGTTCACCCGCCTCGTCTCCGGAGCGGGAGGATTTGGCGAAGCGATGTCGCTCCTGAAGGACGTCGCCGTCGAGGTCTGGGAACGCATCCGCATGGGTGCCGCAGCGGCGGGCGCGGCCGCCACGGCGATGTTCTTCGACCTGAAGGCTGACGCCGCCTCGGCCATGCAGAGCGCCATCGAGAGCGTCGTCGATTTCGGGAATACGGCGGCGAACACGTTCGAGGGCGCCTACGAGGCGATCAAGGCGATCTGGGGTCTGCTGCCCGCGGCCATCGGCGATCTGGCTTTCCAGGCGGCCAACAGCCTGGTCGACGGCGTGGAGGCGATGCTGAACGGCGTCGTCTCGCGCATCAACGGCTTCATTGGCGGCATCAACCAGGGGCTCGAAGCCCTCGGCTCCGAGCGGCGCATCTCGGTCATCCCCGACCTCGACCTTGGGCAGATCGAGAACCGCTTCGAGGGTGCGGCGACCGCTGCGACCACCGCCGCGCAGACGGCATTCGACCGGGCCTTCGAGGATAACCCGCTCACTGCGCCCGATCTCGGGCTCACCCAGGCGGCTAATACTGCACTGACCACGGCCAACACGTATCGCGATGCCGCGCGAGATTTAGCCGAAGGCGCGCGTGCGCCACTCGCCAGCTGGCAGGCCCTGCGTGACGCGGTGCAGGGCAGCAATCAGGGTAGCGCGGACGCGCTGACCGAGGCGACCGACGCGGCTGAGCGGTTCGAGACAGCCCTTGGTGACGCCGGACGCGCCGCTGCCGGTGTGGGCGCAGAGGCCGGGGCTGCAGCGGCCGCCGCCGAACCAAATACCGAAGCCGCTGTTTCCGGCTGGCAGGCAGTCACCGCAGCGCTCAGTGACTATGCCAGCAAGGCCCGAGATATCGGCAGCGATATTGGACAGAGCCTCGTCAGCGCGTTCCAATCGGCCGAGAATGCAGTGGCTATGTTCGTGAAGACCGGCAAGCTGGATTTCCGCGATCTCGTCACCTCGCTGCTGGCCGATCTCGCCAAGCTCGCGGCGCGACGGTTCATCCTGGGGCCGATCGCCAACGCGCTTTCCGGCGCGCTCGGGGGTGCGGGCGGCATTTTTGCCAACGTCCTGCATGCGGGCGGGATGGTCGGATCGGTTGGGCCGTCGCGCATGGTCCCGGCCATGGCTTTCGCCGCCGCGCCCCGGATGCATTCAGGCGGCATGGCCGGACTTCGCCACGATGAGGTTCCTGCGATCCTGCAGCGCGGCGAGCGGGTGCTGTCTCGGCGCGAGACGCAGAGCTACGGTGCCGGCGGAGGGGTCAACGTCACCATCTTGGCTCGCGACGCCGAGAGCTTTCGGCAGTCGCGCACGCAGGTCGCGGCTGACATCGCCCGCGCCGTGTCGATGGGTCGGAGGGGCATGTGATGGCTTTTCATGAGGTCCGATTTCCGGACAACATCAGCCGGGGCGCACGCGGCGGGCCTGAACGCCGCACTCAGATCGTCGAACTGGCCAGCGGCGACGAGGAACGCAATGCCAGCTGGGCCAATTCCAGACGCCGCTACGATGTTGCTTACGGCATCCGCCGCGCGGACGATCTTGCAGCGGTCGTCGCCTTCTTCGAGGCGCGCAACGGTCGCCTCCATGGCTTCCGGTTCAAGGACTGGGGCGACCACAAGTCCTGCCTGCCTTCGGGTGCGCCATCGCCGATGGATCAGGCGATCGGCACCGGCGATAGCACGACGACCGCCTTCCAGCTGGTGAAGCACTACGCCTCGGGCGCGCAATCCTGGACTCGCGCCATCGCGAAGCCAGTGGCGGGAACTGTGCGCATCGCGTTCGGTGGGGTGGAGCAGCCCTCCGGCTGGTCGGTCGATACGACCGCTGGCCTCGTCACCTTTAGCTCCGCGCCCGGCGCTGGCGTCGCGATCACGGCGGGCTTCGAATTCGACGTGCCGGTCCGCTTTGATAGCGACGCGCTCGATGTAACGCACGACATTGAGCGACTGGGCTCGATCACCTCAATCCCGCTTCTGGAACTCCGCCGATGAAAAGCATCAACCCCGACCTGCAGGCCCATCTCGACGAGGGCACGACGACGCTGTCCTGGTGCTGGCGGATTGCGCGCGCAGACGGCGTGAGCTTTGGCTTCACCGATCATGATCGGACGCTGAACTTCGACGGCACCACCTTTGAGCCGGAGAGCGGGTTGACGGCCTCCGAGGTGAGATCGGGGTCTGACCTGTCGGTCGATGCGCAGGACGCGGAGGGCGTGCTGACCTCGGACCGGATCACCGAGACCGACATCCTGGACGGCCGCTGGGACAACGCGGAGGTCGAGGTCTGGCGGGTGAACTGGGCGGACACGGGTCAGCGCGTCCTGATGCGCCGCGGGGCCATCGGCCAGATCCGGCGTGGGCGGCTGGCGTTCGTCGCGGAGGTGCGCTCGCTCGCCCATGTCCTCGGCCAGACGGTCGGGCGGACGTTTCAGGCAACTTGCGATGCGGCACTCGGGGATGCCCGCTGCGGCGTCGATCTCGAGGATCCCGCATTCAAGGGCACGGGCACCGTCATCGATCTCCTGCGCGACCGAGCATTCACCGCCTCAGGACTCAGCGGCTTCAACGCTGGCTGGTTCACCTTTGGCACCGTCGAATGGACTGGCGGCGCGAACGCGGGGCGGCGCACCGAGGTGCTGGGCCATGACGAAACGGACGGTATCGCGGTGCTGACTCTGCTTGAACCGCCAGTGCGGTCCATCGCTGGCGGCGATGCCTTCACCGTCCGCGCGGGATGCGACAAGCGGATCGAGACCTGTGGCACGAAGTTCGCCAATACCGCCAATTTCCGGGGCTTCCCGCACATCCCCGGCCAGGATGCCGTCCTGCGCTACGCCACCAAGGATGGCGGCCACGAGGGAGGCGTGCTGTGACGCAACCCCTCGCATTGGCCGACCCCGCGCGCGTCATCACCATCGCGCGGGCCTGGCTGGGGACGCCGTATCACGACCAGGCGAGCCTACGCGGCGTCGGCTGCGACTGCCTCGGCCTCGCGCGCGGCGTCTGGCGCGAGGTCGTCGGCCCGGAGCCGTTCCCGATCCCACCCTACAGCCGCGACTGGGGCGAGACCGGTCCCCGCGAGGTTCTGGCCGAGGGCGCGCGGCGCATGATGACCGAGGTGCGGCCCGCCGACGCCGGACCCGGTGCGGTGGTCCTCTTCCGCATGAAGCCCCGCGCCATCGCGAAGCATGTCGGGATCCTGACCGGGCCCGACAGCTTCCTCCATGCCTATGAGCGGCTCGGCGTCATTGAGGAACCGCTCACCCCATCCTGGCGGCGGCGGATCGCCTTCGCTTTCCTGTTCCCGCAACGCTGAGACCCCGACATGGCAACGCTCGTTCTCGGCGCAGCCGGCGCTGCAATCGGCGGTTCGATCGGCGGCGCGATCCTCGGTGTCAGCGCCGCGACCATCGGCGGCTTCGTCGGCTCCACCATCGGCTCGGTCGTCGACAGCTGGATCATCTCCTCGCTCGCGCCGACCCAGCGCATCGAAGGCGCGCGGCTGGACAATCTGCGCATCACCTCGGCCACCGAAGGGGCGGTGATCCCACGCCTCTATGGCCGCATGCAGATCGGGGGTAATATCGTCTGGGCGACGGATTTTCGCGAGGAGACAAAGACCACCACGCAAGGCGGCGGCAAGGGCGGTGGGGGTGGCGGCAAGGTCAAGACGACTGAGTATTTCTACTATGCCAGTTTCGCGGTCGCGCTCTGCGAGGGGCCAATCACCGGCATTGGCCGCATCTGGGCCGACGGCAAGCTTCTGGACACCGCCGGGATTACATGGCGCTGGTATCCGGGCGATGAGAGCCAGGCGGCCGATCCGTTCATCAAAGCCAAGATGGGCGCGGCCAATACGCCCGCCTATCGCGGCACCGCCTATGTCGTTTTCGAGGACCTGCCACTCGGGAATTACGGTAACCGCATCCCGCAGATGAGTTTTGAGGTGTTTCGCCCGTTCGCCGATCCGGACACCGCGGAGGGTCTCACGCAAGCAGTCACCATGATCCCGGCCTCAGGTGAGTTCGCCTATGCCACGCAGGGCATCCGCAAGGGCGGAGGTGGCTCGTCCGAGCCCGAAAACCTCAATGCCCTGACCGACACCGCCGACATGGTGGTGGCGCTGGATCGGCTGCAAGCCATGGCCCCAAAGGTCGGAAGCGTTTCGCTGGTCGTGGCCTGGTTCGGCGACGATTTGCGGGCGGGCAATTGCAAGGTGCGGCCCGGCGTCGAGGTCACCGCGAAATCGACCACGCCGTCGACGTGGTCCGTGAACGGCGTCAGCCGGGCGAATGCCTTTCTGGTCAGCCGCGATGATCAGGATCGCCCGGTTTATGGCGGCACACCCGCCGACTTCGCTGTCGTGCAGGCGATCCAGGAGATGAAGGCCCGTGGGCTGCGGGTCACTTTCTATCCGTTCATCCTGATGGACGTGCCGCCGGACAACGCGTTGCCGAACCCATATTCGGACAACGCCGCCGACACGGGTCAGCCCGCGTTCCCCTGGCGGGGGCGGATCACTTGCTCCCCGGCGGCAGGCTACGCGGGGACCGTGGACAAGACCGCTACGGCCGCAAGCCAGGTCGAGGCGTTGTTCGGCACGGCCACGCCCGCGAGCTTCAGCATCTCGGGTCAGTCGGTTTCGTGGACTGGCACTGCGAACGACTGGGGTCTGCGGCGCATGGTGCTGCACTACGCCCATCTCTGCGCGGCTGCGGGTGGGGTCGACGCCTTCCTGATCGGGACCGAGATGCCGGGGCTGACGACCATCCGCTCGGGCGCGTCCACCTATCCCGCCGTGCAGGCGTATCGGGATCTGTTGGACGATGTCCGCTCCATCCTCGGGTCCGGCACCAAGATCGGATACGCGGCGGACTGGTCGGAGTATTTCGGGCACCAGCCGGGTGATGGCAGCGGCGACGTGTTCTTCCACCTCGATCCACTCTGGGCCGACGCGAACACCGACTTCATCGGGATCGACAACTACATGCCGCTCTCCGACTGGCGCGACGGCTTCGAGCATGCTGACGCGGCCGAGGGCTGGCCTGCGATCTACGACCGGACCTACCTGCAGGGGAACATCGCGGGCGGCGAAGGCTTCGACTGGTTCTATGCCAGCGCGGCCGATCGCTCCGCACAGGTGCGCACTCCGATCACGGACGGCGCGGCGGCCAAGCCATGGGTCTTCCGCTACAAGGATCTGAGCAGCTGGTGGTCGAACGCGCATTACGATCGCCCGGGCGGGGTGGAGAGCGGCACGCCGACGGCGTGGGCGCCCGAGTCCAAGCCGATCTGGTTCACCGAGTTGGGCTGTCCCGCCATCGACCGGGGCACAAACCAGCCGAATGTTTTCTTCGATCCAAAATCGTCCGAGAGCTTCACGCCGCATTTCTCGCGGGGCTGGCGCGATGACGCGATCCAGCGGGCTTATCTTGAGGCGACCTATCTCTGGTGGGGTGAGGCCGCGAATAACCCTCTGTCATCGGTCTATGGCGGCCGCATGGTGCATGTGCCGGAATGCGCCGCATGGACCTGGGACGCGCGGCCCTATCCCTTTTTCCCGGCGCTGACCGACGTCTGGACGGACGGGGCGAACTGGCGGCTCGGGCACTGGCTGACCGGGCGGCTGGGCGCGGTGTCGCTGGCGGCGCTGGTCCGGCACCTCTGCTTGCGCGCGGGCCTGCCCGAGGATCGCATCGACGTCACCGGCCTCTGGGGCGCGGTCGAGGGCTACGCCATCGGCGCGCTGGAGAGCCCGCGCGCCTCAATTACGACGTTGTCGCGGCATTTCGGCTTCGACGCGGTCGAGACTGAGGGCGTCATCCGCTTCGTCATGCGCGGCCGGGCGCAAGTGGCGAGCGTCGCGCCGGACGATTTGGTCGCCGCGCGCGAGGGCGATGTCCTCGAACTGACCCGCGGCCAGGAGACCGAGCTGCCGCAGGCCCTGAAGTGGCAGGTTGCCCGTGCCGACGAGGACTACGACGCGGCCCTCGTTGAGGCGCGCCGCATCACCGTGGACACGACCCGGATTGCGTCGGAGTCATTCCCGATGGCGGTGCCGCCCGAGGAGGCCGAGCGCCGCTGCCGCCGCGCGCTTATGGAAGCCTGGACCGGGCGGGAAACGGCCGCGTTTAGCCTGCCGCCCTCGCGGCTGGCGCTCGATCCGGCCGATGTCGTCACACTCGCCCATGACGGTCACGCCGTGCCGCTGCGGCTCGTTTCTATTGCAGATGCAGGCGCGCGCGGCATCGAAGCAGTCCGACAGGATCGAGAGGCCTATGACTTGCCGCCGGGTGCCCCGCGCCCCTCGGCGCTTTCGCAGGCCGTCGTCTTTGGTGCGCCCGAGGCGGTTATACTCGATCTCCCGCAGCTGACCGAGGACCAGCCGCCGCATCGCCCTTTCGCGGCAGCCCATGCCGTGCCGTGGCCGGGCGAGATGGCGGTGTTCCGCAGCCCATCGACGGACGGCTTCGAGCTGCTCACCACGTTTGGCACGCGGGCTCGGATCGGGACGCTGGTGTCTGATCTCTATGCTGGACCGACATCGCGCTTCGACCTCGGCAATGTGCTGGTGGTCGATCTACTCTCGGGCACGTTGGAGAGTGTCACCGACCTGACGCTCTTCGGCGGTGCCAATGCGCTCGCCATCGAGAGCACGCCCGGGGTCTGGGAGATCGTTCAGGCGGGCGTGGCCGAATTGCTGGCGCCGGGCCGGTATCGGCTCACCCGGCTCCTGCGCGGCCAACGCGGGACGGAAGTCGCCATGGGCAATCCGACGCCCGCTGGCGCGCGGGTGGTGGTGCTCGACGACAGCCTCGCATCGCTGCCGATCGCCGAAGCCGATCTCGGCATCCCGTGGAACTGGCGCATTGGCCCCGCGAGCCGTCCCGTCAGCGACGAGACCTATGTGGCGCAAACCTTCACGCCTTCGGGTGTCGGGCTACGGCCGTTCTCCGTCACCCATGTCGAACAGCCGTGGCGCACACCGCGCACGCCCGGCGATCTGACCATCCGTTGGACGCGCCGGTCCCGGTCACTCGCGGCCGATAACTGGGGCGCGGTCGACGTGCCGCTCGCCGAGGAAACCGAGGCCTACGAGGTCGAGATCCTCGACGGCGCAACCGTGGAGCGGGTGCTGAACACGACCACCACCAGCGCGGTCTACACCGCCGCAGACCAGACCCGCGATTGGGGCGCACCGCTCGCCACCGGCGACAGCCTCACCGTCCGCATCTACCAGCTCTCCGCACTCGTCGGGCGGGGCGCGCCGAAAACCGTCACGCTCACGTTCTGAGGGCCCCATGTCCGACACCACGACGCATCTGCTGCTGCCATACATCCTAGCGGCGCAGGCCCAGAAACATGTCACCCACAACGAGGCGCTGCGGCTGCTCGACGGGCTGATCCAGCTCGCCGTACTCGACCGCGACCTGACCGCTCCGCCTGGCAGCCCCGCTGATGGCGACCGATACATCATCGCATCAGGCGCGACGGGAGACTGGGCGGGGTGGGACCAGAACGTCGCGCTCTGGACCGACGGCGCCTGGATGCGCCTTCAACCACGGACCGGCTGGCGAGCGTGGGTCGAGGATGAGGGGCTGCTGCTGGTCTACGACGGCGCGGGCTGGGTCGGCACCACGCCCAGCGAGTTGCAGAATATGGCGCTGCTCGGGGTCGGCACGACGGCGGATGCGTCTAACCCGTTCTCGGCCAAGCTGAACGCCGCGCTCTGGACCGCCAAGATGGTGGCCGAAGGCGGCACGGGCGACCTGTTCTACACCATGAACAAGGAGGCGGCGGGCTACGATCTCGGCCTGACGCTGCAGACCAACTTCGTGACCAAGGCGCTGGTTGGGCTGTTCGGTTCGGACAGGTTCCGCTTGGCGGTCTCGGGCGACGGCAGCACCTTCTTCGACGGGCTCAGCGTCGACAACGCCACCGGCATTGTCGATCAACCGCGGCTCCCGCGCTTCAAGGCCTACACGAACTACGACAACTATGTCGGCGTCGGGACCTGGACGAAGATCGGTCTCAACAACACCGATTATGACGATCAAGGCGTCTTCGATGCCGGGACCAACCTGTTCACCGCGCCTGTGGATGGGACCTACCTCTTCGGCGCAACGCTGCTCTACAAGGTCAATTCCAGCACCTCGGCCCGGATGCGCGGGCGGCTTGTTCTGAACGGCGCGACTGAAATCCGGGGCTCCTACGGCGAGATCAGTGGCGCGCATGTCTCGGAAGCCACGGCCCTCTGGCTGCAGACGATGGTGCCGCTGACGGCAGGTGATACCGTCGAGCTGCAGGGGTATTTCCGCGCGCAGGACGGATATTTCGCGGCGGATCACACGTCCTTCTGGGGCTGCAAGATCGGCTGAGCGGAGAGAGGAATACCACATGACACCACCCCGATCCGATCAGGGTTTCGTGCGCATGCCCGACGCCGAGTTCGAGGCCATGCTGGCACGCGCCGCAGAAGAGGGCGCGAAACGCGCGCTCGCCGATGTCGGCCTCGATGGTGAAGAGGCTGCCCTCGACATCCGCGACCTGCGATCCTTGCTCGACTGCGTGCGGCTGGTGCGGCGCACCGCGATGCAGACCGCCGTCCGCATGATCACCACCGGTGTGATGCTGGCGCTCCTCGCAGGCATCACGATCAAGCTCAAAATCTTCGGTGGCAGTCCATAGCCGCTCGCCACCCCAAACTGTCAGTCCAATCGACCCGCCTCGGAGGCGGGTTTTTTCGTTTCTGGAGGATCCCCAATGACCACGACTTTTTACGATCACTGGCGCGAGGTGCCCGAGAGTGCCTGGCGCTGGCCGAATTTCAGCCCGGCCGAGATCGCCTGCCGGGGCACCGGTAAGCTGCTCGTAAACGAACTGGCGCTCGACAAGCTTCAGGCGCTGCGTGACCGGCTGGGCAAGCCGCTGATCGTCCGTTCTGCCTATCGCAGTCCAGAACACAACCGCTCCGTCGGCGGCGCAACCCGGTCGAAGCACATGGACGGTGCGGCCTTCGACATCGCCATGTCGAACCACGATCCGTTGGCGTTCGAAGCGGCGGCGCGGGAGGTCGGCTTCCTCGGCTTCGGTTTCTATCCGCGCTCGGGGTTCATGCACATCGACCTCGGCCCAGCCCGCCAGTGGGGCGAGCGGTTCCCGGTCCGGGAGACGGCATTTGCAGCCGAAACCCCGCCTGCGCGCGAGGTTCTGGCGCAGAGCCGCACCATGAAAGGCAGCGGCGCAGCGGGAGCGGCGACGTTGGGCGCGGCCGGTGTGGAAGTGGCTGAGGCGGTGCTGACCGACACCCAGACAGCGATCCTACCGCTCGTCCCGTATCTCGACACGCTGCGTTGGGTGTTCATCGCCGTCGCGCTCGGCGGTATCGCGGTCACGATCTATGCTCGGTTCGACGACTGGAAGCGTGGGCGGCGATGA